AAACACACGGCCCAATCACCAACGTGAACATTGAGGATAAGTCTAAGAAGCGCGGTGAAGGCTCAGGAGAGGCACCAGTTAAGATGTGTGACCAATGCCATGAGATTCTGCACATCAGCGTTCCTGTGTGTCCAGCATGTTCTTATGAGTTCCCTAAAGAAGAAAAAGAACAATTGAAACTTCGTAATGATGACATTATGGGAGTAGGGGGTACCGAGCTAGAAATCAGCACTTGGGAGTGGTCAAAGCATGTGAGCAAGACAAGTGGGATAGAGATGCTGAAAGTGACGTACTATGGTGGTTTATCTGATAAGCCAGTGACAGAATACCTATGCGTAAAGCATGATGGATGGGCAGGTCAGAAGGCATTGCAATCGCTGGTTATACTTGCTAAGAAGTCTGGTGCATACCTTATGCCACATAGCACCTTGCAGGATATATGTGATGCAATGAACGAATCCAATTGCCCACAGGCTATTGAGTTTAAGCAAGATGGTAAATACGCACGAGTAATTGACAGGAGATTTTAATGGTAGCTGAAAAGGTTAAGTCCGAGCATTTAGAGCAGGTTGAATTTATACAATGGATGCGTAGGACTATTCCACAGCACCGAGTATTTGCAATTGGTAACGGTGGATTAAGAAATAAAGTAGTGGCCATGAACATGAAGGCAGAAGGTGTCACGGCTGGAGTTCCAGACCTTATGATACCTAGCCTTAATTGCTTTATTGAGATGAAGCGAGTTAAAGGTGGAACCATATCACCAGAGCAATTGGATTGGATAATCTACTTAAATAATGCTGGTTATCACGCTAAGGTTTGCAAAGGTAAAGATGAAGCTATTGATTTTATCAAATATGTGTTGACAACTATAAAGTAAATCATTTATATTTATAACTCATTAACAAGGAGTGAATATGAAACGTAACCAAAAAGAACTAATGGATGTAATGTACCACCACCGACTGAGTGCTACTAATGTGGCTGACTTGCTTTACTGCAAACCTAACACCGTTCGAGTGTGGCGATGTGAAACAGGCATGTCAATGCCAGATGCAAAACTTGAATTGCTTAAATTAAAACTAAAGGCTAATCAAAATGGATGATGTCAATGTTTTTGGTTCCAATGCAGCTAAAATTAGATTTGAGTTATACACAGAGATACTTGAATCAGACAGAAGTGCAAAAAGTTTAATGGAGCAAGGCTTTTCTAGGTCTGATGTTAGATACAGCCTTAACATGTTAGTTAAAGAAGGTCTTATTTATAAGTATGGCAACAGCGTCAACACTTATTTTAGCGTCAACAAGTACGATGAAGATACTAAGCCAACTAAGTTAAACCCTATAAAGATACCAGAGCATTATGCAAATAACTTTAACCTGGCGTTATTGATGGGCTACACAAATATACCTGCTGCTAAAGGCAGGATGGTTAAGGAGATTATATAATGATGGTCAATATTTCTTTTGACGATGAAGATGTTGCTTACGTGCTTTTAGATAATGTAGTTGCAGTACATCTAAAAAACACATTATTAAACCTAGACCGCAATATGGAAGATGGGGTTGAATTAGTTGCTGCACTTAAAACAGTGCTTGCTTATTTTAGTGTTGAGGAGAAAGATTATGACTTGTAAAGGTGACTGCAACCAAGGCCGTGACTGTTCGTGCGGAAATAGTAAATCAAATAGAAGCACAGTCATTGTGACTTCATTATTGTTCGTTGCTATAGTTTCCATGGCATACGGGGTTTACACTCTTTTGCATGGAACGAAAGGGCAACAGTGTGAAATTACTTTGCAATTCAAAGACAGCAAAGCTACTTACGTTGGCAGGACTGTATGACCTTGGCAGAATTAAATGAACTAAATGCAGCGTATGAACGAATAGAACAGTTGCATAAGCAAATTGAATTTTTACAAAAAGAATTACATGAAATAAAAGAGGAAAATAAAAAACCCCACAAGTAATATCCGTGTGGGGTGTGTATATACAATGTATATACTTATTTGTTCATTACGTACATTGTAACTTCAAAGCCAAAACGCATTTCTGTAGCTGCTGGTGATGTCCACATAATTATATTCCTTTAAAAATTGTACACATCAGTGTGTACGTGTTTACATTCTGCTCTTTTTTATACACGTTACAATACGGAAAACCATTAAATGAAAAAGTTAAAAATTAAGATACTTCGCTACTTTCGTACACCAAGCCGCGCTAAAGTTAGCCGTGACATCAGAAATTACAATAAAGATGGCATCTCAACAAATTGGATACATGAAGGGAATAAATTGGGATGAAAATAATTAGTAGGGTGAGGTCATGGTATTACTTCACTCTTTTTATTCGCTCTAAGAGCCTTGTACGAAGCCGATTTTATTACAATAAGTTTATAGAAATAAAGAAAAAGGGTTGATATGGAAGAAGTAGAGAAATTTGCAGATGAATCAGATAGAGCGTCTGCAATTGAAGCGGCATCAATAGATTTGAGTATTAAGTTGGCTAGAAACAAGGCAAACCAAAAAGAATACGAGCCAACTGGCTTTTGTTTAAATTGCGGTGAGAAATTATCTAAATTAAAAAGATTCTGCAATAAAGATTGTGCAGATGACCATGAACGGAGAGTTAAGAATGTCAGATAGTGTGAACCATCCATCTCATTACACAAGCGGTGGAATTGAAACGATTGATTACATGGAAGCCAAAGCAACGCCAGAGGAGTTTCGTGGGCATCTTAGATTGACTGCATTGAAGTATCTATCACGAGCTGGCTTAAAGAATGACACGCTTGAGGATTTAAAGAAGGCAGCGTGGTATATACAATATTTAATTGACTTTATTGAAAGGACAGATGATGAGTGACGGTGGCAAAGGGTCTAAGCCAAGACCATTAAGTGTTGAGCAACAAACATTTGAATCTAACTTTGATGCTATCTTTCGTAATAAAGAACCACTATGCGATATTTGTGGAAAGGTTTTAGATTCAAGTAAAGAGTGTGCTTATATGGCATGCCCACTAGCATGGAACGAAGCTCGTATGGATATTATTGGGCAGAACGGCCCAATAGGATATGAGTGATTAGTTCATTAATGGTCTAGCAAGGTCATAACATTTCATGCTAAGGCCGTCACCGCTAAACTCTAAATCATTGTTGGCTAGTTCTATAGTAACGGTTTCTTGTTCGTAATCTATAACTATTCCAACAATGGTTTGACCTATCAGCTTTTCAGCCATGTCTTTAGCTTCAACTTCTCTCATATCATTCCTATGTCACAAGTATGTCGTTCAATCTCACCGTATTCTTTATGTAATATGATGGCGCACATATCACGACCTGCTCGGTAGCCTTGACCTTGATGCCAAGCATCACGAGCTGCTAGTGTCCTGAAATACTCGACCTGACCACCTTGATACTCTTTAACATCCCTATGGTGTACGTGACCTACATACCAGTAGCGATACCTAGAACGGCCCCATTCTTCAGGTATATCGGATGCCATGATAGACATCATATCTCTGCCTTTTATGGTATCTCCATGCGTAGAGCCTATCAATACCTTACCAAACGGATAGTACCAAGACACTGATGGTGATAGGTCAACTTCCATGCGCGGCTGATTGTGAAAGAAGCAACTAATCATCAGTGCTAGTGCGTAAGATGAATGGCCATCGTGGTTGCCTTTATTGATGCGGAATATAACTTTCTCATGCTTCTCAAGTAACCGTTGCAAGCAATAGATAATAGCTCGTAATCCGATTTGCTGCACCTTAGCCCAGCGACCATCTACATCAAGCTGGTGACCTGAATTAGTGACGTTTTTCTGATTGTCCGCGTGGAACATGTCACCGAGATTTAATAACAACGCTGTGTGAGTGTTAGGTGAGCTTGCTATGAGCCTATCTATAGCACCGCAAGTTAGCTTCTCGGCTATGTCTAAATCAAAGTCATCTCCTGCGTCTTTCGCCCAGGCATACAAACCAAAGTGAGGGTCACCCATAGGGATAACTGTCAACGTGTCAGTTTCTTTTAACTTAGGTGGTGGAGATAATGGAGATAGACCTTTAATTTCTTCTGCTAGACTAAATACAAAATCTTTAATAATTTCTTCTAACTGAGAATTATCAAGAGTTGATTTAACCCACTGGCCACTAGGCTTTCCATCTTTATTATAGTAGGTGCTGACACCCTTGACTAGGTAGCCTTCTGGCACTGGCCTAACCATATCATTTTGGGGGGCGTAACCTTGCAATGCAGCCTTGCGCCTTACTGCCCTCATTGCCTTATCAACAACCGTTGGATTAACGTTAAAAAACTTAGCAGCTTGTCGATTGCTACCAAGTTCTATAACCTTGTCTATAAACTCTGCCTGACGTGGCGTGGCAAACTGCTTTAAATCTTCCATTATTTTTTAACTAATACCACAGCAGCTTCAATGGCTAAGTTTAAAAGGTTAGGAGCAGTCTTAATAAATTGCTCTTTTATATTACCTTCTAACTGAGTTAAAGCTGATTTAACAACTGCTTTTTTAGCAGAGCCAGATAATTCATTATTCATTTGTGATTCAACCAATGATTTAATGATTTCAAATAACTGAGCATCAATCAAGCGATTTATTACGAAAGACAACAAACTTAATAGGAAACTAGACATACTATTGCTCCTTACATTCTAATGTGAAATAGATAAGTTCTATCAAATACCAATCAGCCACCGATAATTCTTTTTGCGGATTCACTTCCACTTGGATGTTCGGTTGACATACCAATTTTTTTGCTGGATGCGATAGTGATAGCTGGATTGACGAACAAGCCGACAATGACAACAATAGAAGTGCCAATAGAAAGAATGTCTGCATCCGACAATGGTAGCTCATAGCCAAATGCTTTAGCCAATGCCACAATAGCAGCCAATAGCCCTGCAATGACTGAGCCAGTGATTTGGCCTTTCTTCCATGCTTCAGGATTAGCAACTTCTTGACCTTTGCGAAATACAGAAAATAAAGCTATTAATTTATTCATAGTGTCTTTCCTTTTTGAAAATCAGCTAACGATAATCCGCCAGTATATTGCATGTGAGCGGTTTCTTTTATCTTTCCAGACCATCTGCCAGCCCACTCAAGACCTATTGATTCGCCTATCCTACCACACTTTGCGTAAATAACATCGTTATCCCACAATGGCTTACCGTGAAGCATAGGCACCCAATCAAAGGCAACTCTGTAATTATGAAAGGATTGACCGCCTCTTGCGTTAGTAACTATTCTACCTTTGGCGGTTCTGCCTTGAGCATAAATAACGTCTTGAGCTTCATTATCTCGGTAAGTAGAATAAATAAGAATGTCAAACCCTGCGGCTAAACATTCTTTTTTAAATTGCTCTGCTAGTGCTTTAACTTTTGGGTGTAACTCATCAAGCGAACGGCTATTAATCATTTATCTGCCTTGTTATCTATTTTGTCAAATAACTTATTAAGCATTTCTTTAAGCTCTCTAATGTCCTGGCGATAATCGTCACGAGCCACATAATCCTTTGGCAACTCCTCACGAAGTTTAGCCAAGTCTGATTTTAACTCTTTTACTGCTGCCCACATCTCACGCAAAAACCAACCTAAAACAAGTGATGATGATGATAAAAGTATGTTTAAGATTGATTGATTGTCCATGATGAAATACCTAGTAGATTGTTAGCAGGAAATGGCTTTTAACTCATCAAGAGTTTTTAATGAATCGACAGCTTTAGTAATATCACGCAACCTTTGCTTTTCCGCAATGATTTCGGATGTGTCATCACCAGACTCTAAAGCCCTTTGAAATGCCACATCTTGCGCCTGTAACAATGCCTCACGCTCTGTGCGTAATCGTGCCTTAGTAATCTCTTTAGCTTTGTCTATATTAATTGTAATCATGCGAACTCCCATGCGTCACGAAATGTTCTGTCTGACGGAATATCAGATACATCCACAATCTTAAACTCTGCACCAGCTGGTACATCTTTCTCTGCTAGTTCCTCAATGGTATGTGATTCTAACCATTCGGCAGTAGGGATTAATACTGCTACTCCACCATTATCTGTTTTGTATATGATTCTTTGCATAATTTATCCTTATCTTAGCTCTGCCCAATAATTAAGTGCTGAATTCACTAGCGTTAAAGTGTATGTAGCTCCTGCTGGAATAATTATACACATAGGAAATCTTGCTGGAGTAGTAGCCGCAACAAATTGCTCCCATTTAGCCGCAATTACCCCAGATACGGTAATATAGCCATTTCCAGTACCAGTTCCGTTTATTTGGCTACAAGTTACAGATACTTGTATAGACCTACCAGTTGAATTTGTATAAGTTGTTCCAGCCGCTCTACTAGCAGTAACATCTTGCCAAGTTTGACCTACACCAAGTGCAAATGTAGATGTAGCCGTAACCGTATTTGCACTTCCGTCTATTGTAACTGCCATGATTTATCCTATTCGTACATTATGTTGATTGAGCCAGCGTCAAATGTATTTGTGCCACCTTGTGTTGTAATTCTAATGCCACTTAATACGCCAGCTAATGTAACACCACCAGCCATACTATATCCAGTTGAAGCGGCAGACATTGATCCAGAACCTACCCATGTATTCCCATTAAGATTTGTAAATTGATAAAACCCATCTAAAGCATCTGCGGCTAAGTTATTATTAATAAAAAATCCTGTTGTTTCATTAGATTGCGCCATTGATGTAGTATTCATTCTGACACTAGTAGAGTTGTATCCAGTTGCCGTAACCGTACCGCCACTATGAATTAATTGTATTAGTTTAAAAGCTGTGCTACTTGTACTGACTCCACTAAACATTAGTGTTACTCGCTTTACCCAACTAGGGAGTCCTGTAAAATCAATTAAAGTGCCACTAGTAGAGGCTACGGCTGTACCACTCACCAATGGTGCTAATGTACCTGTTGCCGCCACCAATGTCTGTGTTGATGAACCTGCAACGGTTGGTGCGGATAATGTAATCGAACCGCTTGTATCGCCACTAATAACTACTGAAGCCATGATTTATCCTTATCTGAAAATTGATGCAGTGCAATATGCTGGATCAACGGATGAGCCAGCATCGGTTGAGGTAAATATAGGCTGTGTTGTAGTGGTATTTACAGCACCAGTACCACTTCTTAAATTGACCATCATGCCTGCACAGCCATGTCCAGAGCCTGCTGAAACAGTACCTACGCAAGCAAAATTTATATCTGGCATAGCATTTGTTATATTAATTACATAAGCACCAACACCACTATCTGTTATTGAACTTACATTAAATGAAGCCCTTATTGCTACTGTGCCTGTACCATTAAAGTTTACCCAAGCACGACAAAATGTCCCAATCGCCACATTGTTTACATCTGAAATAGTAGGTGGAGTTAAAGCCACTCCATTTTTAATGTTTAACTGGCTTGTTGAAGCCGCTTGTACTACATCTGCTATAACCGTTCCTGCCATGATTTAATCCTTATAAGACTACCCAGCGTGATCCGCTAGGAACTGTTACCGTTACGCCAGTATTAATTGTAATAGTACCGACAGATGATGCTGATTTACCAGCAGTAATTGTATAGTTAGCAGTAACCACTAAACTATTCTCAACAAATACATCGTCTGATCCAGCACCAGTAGCACCACCGCCAACTGATCCCCATGCAGTGCCATTATAGCCCTCAAATTTAGTAGTGGTGGTATTAAACCTAAAAAAGCCTGTTGCTGGAGTACCATCACGCTGTGCAGTAGTGCCTACTGGTATTTTCTCTGATCCAGTTAGCGATGTAATGACATTTAAATTAACTCTTGCCGCATCAGCAGTTGTAGCATTAGTACCACCGCTACCAATCGGTAATGTACCAGATACATGACCAGTTAAAGTAACTTTACCATAACTAGGCGCAACACCTACGCCACCAGACAGCAAGGCATTGCCAGTAGCAACATCAGCTAAATTCGCTAATGTGTTAGTAGCCCCACCAACCAATAAATCACCGACAGCATAAGTTGTCTGACCAGTACCGCCACTTGTTGCTGGTAAAGTGCCAGATACATGAGTAGTTAATCCAATCTTACCGTAAGCAGGTGCAGTACCAACACCACCAGAGATAAGCGCATTACCAGTAGCGACATCGGCTAGTTTTGACAATGCAGTAGTGGTAGAGGCAAAAACTATATCGCCAATGGCATAAGATGCAAATCCAGTACCGCCAGCAGTGGCAGGCAGTGTACCAGTAGTTAAAACGGATGTAGATGTGGCATAGACAGCACCACCAGAGGTAAATGTTGTTAAGTTAGTACCACCATTACCAGTACCTAAAGTGCCAGATATGTGAGTAGTAAGACCAATCTTACCGTAGGCTGGGGCAACGCCAACTCCACCAGAGATTAATGCGTTACCTGTTGCAACATCAGCTAATTTAGATAGGGCTGTTGTAGTTGAGGCATAGACAATATCACCGACAGCATAGCTGGATTGACCTGTACCGCCAGATGCGGCTGGAATTGCCACATTGAATGTAGGTGTAGCATTGACTGTTAATGTATCGCCAGAGGCATCACCAAGAGTAGTATTGCCAGTTGAACTTAGAGTAGTAAATGCGCCTGTATTTGGCGTAGTAGCACCGACAGTGCCATTGATATTAATATCGTATCGAGTAAAAGCAGTCCAAGTAACTGGTGAAATAGATGTTAATCTTTCATGCTTTAAAGTTGTACTATTCCAGCGTATAGAATTAAGTGGCAAATTGGTAGGCGTAGTAAATGCAGAATCTAGGTTTAATGCTAAATCATCAAACCTACCATCTATTTGAGTGGTGTAATTGACATACGTACTGGTATTGGTAGGTAAACTATGGTCTGCCATTTTTAATATCCTCTAACATTCCAAGATACTGAGCCGCTTGTACGGACACCAGCACTATTAAATAAGTATATCCTAAAACTTTCAGGATATGTTGATATATTACCACTTGTGTTAGCTGTTGTTAAATTAACAGTGTATTGGTTTGCATTAACTACTGATGCAATTGTATAAACGCCATTTGGTGCAGTTCCACTTGTAAATGTTAATCTCACTTTTTGACCTGAAATTAAACTATGAGCTGTAACATTGACTGTCATAACATTTGATGTGACAGAATATGTGCCAGTTAAAACGCTATCTTTAAAATCATATACAGGTGTTAATAATGTTGAACCGTTTGGCGAAACGGTAATTGACATAATATCAACAAATTCTTTTGCAAAATTGACAATCGTACCGCTTGCATCAGTTGATATTGCATTGACATTACCTGCATCACTGATTAATTTAGCATTTAGTAATACATTCATTGATTGCAATAGATATAAACCAGTTGTATTAGATGTTGTTACATTTGCAGTAATTTTTACATACCTAAAGTTAGTAGCAAATATAGATTGTGCGCCAGTAGTAGTTGTATAAGTAATGCCATCTTGAGATATGCCAATATCAAACGATATGGTTGCAGAAGAAGCAATTACTGAGCCTTGATAATTTAAAGTAATTTGACTACTACCTAATACGGTGCCGTAATCAAATACCTCAACATAAGAGCCAGTTTCTTTGTTTGGCTGAATAAATATAGGGAACCCTGCGGCTATTTGTGCAGTTGGGTCTGCCCATATTGCGGCTGGGGTTGTAGTTGCTATATATGGTCTAACAGTTGAAATTGGCTCTAATTGTGCGCCCCAAAAATATGCACCATCACTTATAACAGATACCCCACCAGTAAATCCTGCATAAGTTAGTAAGGTATCACCATTAGATACCCCTGTTGTTACAGACATTACAATGCGCCACCATCCGTTTCCTGCATTGATAGAATAAGCACCTGTACCAATACTTTGCGAAATAACCCCAGTATCATAATTAATAGTTAATGCTGATATATTTGTTGATGTAGTTCCATTCCTTAAAACAAACGAATTGCCAATTGTTGCACCAGTTAATTTTTTGGCATAAATACTATAAGTATTTCCAGTTGCAGACCCAATTCCAGTAATAGTTTGTACACATAATGTTGCCCCAGCCGCAGTAGCAGATAGTGTATCGGCAGTTAATGTACCATCTGGGGCAGTTATTGAATTTGCAACTGAAGTTAAATTAGTTTTTGACCATGCCGCATTACTAAAATCTTGTGAGTAAGTTAAAAGATTCCTATTAAAATGCTCTGTCCATGTTTCAGTTGTACTAACTGGCAATAACACGCCACCTTGCTCATTGATAGCAGAAGTCTTTGTACCGCTAAATGTACTGAAATATTGTGCATTAAATACAAAGTCTGGCGGTTGAGCCACTTGAGATGTAATGCTAACTGGAGTTGAAAAGTTATTATCTGTATCACGTACAGCAATCCAATAAGTATAATTGCCAGCACTTAATTCTTGAATTGAAGTAAATGTACCATTTTTAAAACCAATTATTTCAGCAGTAGCATAAACAGGGCCTTTTCTGATTTGTACGTCTTGAATTGGCAAAGTTGTTTTTGCAGGTAATGACCAATATAGTAAAACATTATTATCAATAACTTGAGTTCTAACGCTTGCGCTAGGAACTGGATTAGGCGCTGATTTTGGTACAGTAATAGTAAGCGCAGTTGATTCAGCTCCTAATAAATCAATAGTAGAAATGTTGTATATTCTGTCACCAAGCCAATCAGCAGGTAATGTAATTGTGCTTGATTTTGCATATATTACATCTGAACCATAAGTAATTTTATATTGATTTAAGCCAAATAAAGGGGTTATATCGTTCCAATCTAATGTCACTGTTGCATTGGTTAAACTTGTGTCAGCAAACGTATAAGATGGAATATGAACTGCTGGAGCAACAGGTATAACTCTTGTATAACTTATTGCCAATGATGTTGCTGAGTATCTGTTATCGGTATCAAAAGAACGGACATACCATGTATTTGCACCTAATGCTGGGATAACAGAGAAACTTAAAGCATCACCTTTAAACAAGAATCCATTTGTACCCCAACCAGTATCAGAAGTTCTCAATTCATATCCAGATATTGGCAATGTAGTTCTTACTGATGCTGCCCATGATAATTGCAATATATTATTAACAATTGAAGTAGAACTTGATGGTGGTGGATTTGGTATTACTTTATTAACAACAACAGAAGTAGCTGTAGATTGTCTATTTTGAGTATCTACTGTAGTTACGGTAAATGTTCTTGAACCAACCCAATCAACAGGAACGGTTAATGTTGATGTTCTTGCTGTAACAGTGCTTGAGTTATAAGAAATAATGTAATGGCTAAGACCAAATTGAGGAGATACATCAGCCCAATCTAATACTAATGATGTTGTAGTTAATGATGTACTTAAAAAGCTAGTATTAATTACAGATACAGCAGGAACAATAGATGGGGTAAATGTTACTGAAGTTGCATTTAGACAATATAAATCAATAACATCAACTGCTTTAACAAAGTAATCTTCTGTTACTCCTATTGCTCCAGGCGCAATTAAACATTCAGATGATGCACCACGGTATAAGTATCCAGCAGTTCCCCATCCAGCATTAGTTGCACGAACCTCATAACCCCATAAATCTAACTCAGCATTATCATTCCAATCTAATTTAATTTTATCTCCACTCACTGTGGCTATTAGACCAGTTACATTTGCTGGAGGATTTGTCTTACCTGCAACTGTATGATTTGTTGCATAAGCCCATGGGCCAGCTCTACCATCATCAGTAACGTATCTAACTCTAATTCTATATTCTGCGCCTTCTTCTACATCAGAAAAATATATACATGTATCTCTAATATCAACTGATTGAGAAGTTTGCCATATCAATGATGTATCGCCAGAAAAATCAATTTGACCTTCAATGTATTTTGCAATAGAAGGTAAAGTTTCAGGATTGCTAAATGATAATTTAATTCGATAAAGAAATTGATTTGGGGCTGGTCGCAACATAACCGTTTCATCGCTAACTACAGTTGTAATAACTGGAGCAACAGTAATCTTGTCCTTCATCAATAATGGAGGCAATGATAGTTGACTATTAAATGGCGGTATTGGCTCTAAATCACTATTATAAATAGCTGGGGAATAATCTACCAATGTCAAAAGAGCAGATAAGTTATTTGATGGCTCAATGCTTTGAACAATCAAATCAACTGAATCACTACTTAATGAACCAAACATGAATAGATTGTTTACAGCTCCTTCAGTTGATGTAATTGGACTAGTTAATGTAATCGTATCGTAATATCCAGCAGAAGGCTTAGATGCCACTGTACGTGTAATGCTAGACCCATTTTCTAAACGAATTCTAATGGTGTAATTAAAACCGACATCCATAGGCATTTTTTCATCAAGACGGATTGATGTCGTTGATATAAATTGAGCTATTCGACCACTCCCCAATCCCCACATAGGAACGTCATGGCTAACTTTAACCAAGTCACCGCGAGTACATATTAAGTTCTCAATATCTGCGTTAAGCGTATAGGTTTCAGGGCGAAGTTTAATTTGTGCAAAATGGAAACGAGCATGCTTATGAATTGCTGTGCGTGATGTTACGCCAGGGAATTCCATTTGCTCAAACAATGTAGCATTGGTTTCATCGTAGCCATCGTTGTACACAATATATTCATCAGGCTGATACCCTTGCTCAGAATTTTTAAATGGAATTCTAAATGCGTGAGGCAATTTAGGTAGTGCCTTAGTAGATTCAAAACCCCATGAGTTATGTGGCGTAAAATACTGAGCCGTAACTGTACGTGGCTTATCGGTAACAACTGTCCATTTGCCATCAACTAATGTTGGAGATGAGCGACCTGCTGCACAAATATCACGCAACACATCCAACAAACTTTGCTGGTCTGTAATAACTGAATCAAAAATAAATTCATTTGTTTGACAATACTGATGCCAAACTTCTATTGATGTTAAATCCAATTGCGAATCTGTCACAGCTTGAGCATTAGCAGGATGTTGCAATACATACCTAAACAATGAAGCAGGATTTCTAGTAGGTCTAAGAACCCATGTTGTAGTTGCAGAATCCCAATCCAAACAGATTGACACTACTGTTGCTGAAATACCTTCTAAGGATTGATTAATTTGGTCAGTTGCTTTAATTTTTAAAGCAGTCATTGCCATTGGCTTAGGCGGATTAACTGGTCTTGATGCGCCATAAGCCGTTACTGAAGTTAAAATAGAAGAACTCATGCGCTGATATTTAATAGCGCTGGCAACGTATTCTTCAGTAGTAGTCGTATTTCTACGAATACGCACTTCATACTTACCTTCTGGAACTATGAATGACACATTGTAACTAAACGCATCTTTACGTTTAACAAAGTCTGTACCAGTTACACCAATGTAAACTGTATTGGTTCGACCAGTTCTGCTTAAACTACCAACAGATATGGTTGCTGAAGTTTGTTTGACAGATGCTGATGGGTCATAAGCCATGCCATAATTTGTTGAAGATGATGCTGTCTTAGTAGTTAAATTTAAACCAGTGTATGTAGCTGGCATTAAACTGCGTCTATCCACTGTACTAAATACCTTAGAGCCATACATACATATTTCATATAACAATATTTCGTCAGATGGAATAGTTGGATATATGTTATATACAGTATTTAGATTTTTTGTAATTTTCTTTAATCTATCTAAAAAAGCGCCACTAGGATTGGCGTTTGATGTATTTGAATAACTACCATAACGAATAACCAATTTATTAAATATATCAAGACTTAAAAACGCCCATCTGTAGCATGGGTCTGGACTTGATTGCATCCCTGTAGTAGTGGTACCAAAAAATGCACCATCAATAGTAACGGTTGCTTTTTTAAATAAACTTTCAACTTTACCAAAGGCCTCTAGTGGGGCTAATGTATTATTATCTAATTGACGAATTTGTACATCTGCACTAAACAATTCTTCTTTAATTTTACCTGCGCCATCGCCATCCATTTGCAATCTTCTCAATCCTCTTGGGAAATGAAGATTAACACTTACAGAAGTGCATAATTCATTGATTACTTTTTCATACCAAGGAGATACTACAGAAAAAGCAGTTCCAGTGGCTAATGACGCATTTGCAGCAGTCTGAGCATAGGTAAATGTAGTTGGAGTTGGTGTAGAGGCAATGGTAAAAGTACCATTAAACCCAGTAGCGCCTGATATGGTTACTGGGTTGTCAACAAGAAACGTGTGTGCAACTGATGTAGTAACCGTTACTACATTTGTAGCTCTTATAATAGATGTGATTGTTTTTGTAGTTTCTGTTGCTGCCATCTCAACATTGATAGGTAATTGCTCAACGTCATTTGGGTATATTGAATTAAAGTATGAATAATCTTCAACCAAATCTTTAAAGCCACTTATAGTGGATTGGTCTAATTCTTCAAGCGTATTAATATCTGCTGAACCAATACGCATGTCAGACACTTGCAATGGGCCATAACCCCACACAAGCAACATTCTTAGGTAAGATGTGTCTGTGTTTGATTCAGCATATATCTGTGCGCCCAACAATCCTGTAAAGCGCATTTGACCCAATACTACAGGGATGGCACCGTATTGAGATGCTTGATTGCTACCGCCTTGTAATAAATTCTGAGCAATAGCATTACCAGGCGCTTCTTGAGTTGGCATCCTAACAGGAAATATGGCATTTAATAATAAATTACCAACTATCGTTAGACCTGCTTGAACAGCAGTGGCAGCAAATCCTTCAAGAGCAAGCATTTGAGGGCCAACAATATAAGCAGCAGCCACTACAATTGCAATGCTCAATATCATTTTTAATACGTTACCTTCAGCAACGGCACGATATTGAATAACATCACCTGGCAATGGAACAATATGCCATTCTTCTTGCGGAACTAATTTACCATTAACAAATATAACTGGATTAAAGTTATATTCTTGAGCAACAGGGTATTGCGTTTTAACAAACTCAATAATTTCTGCAATAGATGAGTTTGCAGGAACCTGACCATCAATGCGTTCAGTCTTTAACGGATGGGGTTTAATGGCAAGCGTTAAATCACCAACATTAACTTTTTCAACGTAACGATAAAATCCTTCAACACGATGCTTCCATATTCCAGTGTCAAAACGCTCAATGGTGGTATCTGTATGCTCACTGACGTGAATAAATTGATTGGGTGATACTACGACCCCAACGTGCATAAATAAACCGTTTACACGAAGCAGGGCAACGTCACCAATGGTAGGAGTGTCAACTTTTTCCCAGCCTTCTTTACCCAAGGCAATAAGTTGTTCTATTTTTGTTTGCTGCTCTGCCTCGTATTCCTCAGCAAAAGATGGCAGCTCAATGTTGTATTGTTCTTTATAGATTAACTTAACCAAACCCCAACAATCAATGCCGTCTTTATCACGGCCTTTTTTTAGGTATTTAAGACTAATGTAATCATTCCACCATGTTTTCATTAATATAATCCTGGGAAATAAGACGGTGTAAAAGTATGGGCAGGGAACGGTTCAATTGCTAAAGATTCTACATTCAAATCTGCCACTATGCTATTAGCATTATACGTTATTCCACTCATTAAAAACCCTGGAAATGAAATTTCTAATACATTAGGAGTTCTAGTTAATACCAATTCAATGTTGACATTTAACGCAGTAGTAGCCAACCGTATTGTTGGAGTAAGGTACCTTGTTACATCGTTAATAGTAATTTGACATCGAGGCGCTGCGTCAGCTTCTTCAGATGGCAATGTAATTTGAAACGGTAAGAATACATAATCATTGCCACGGCTTTTTATGCCATAAACAACATCATCATCTGTAATGGAAAGACGCTCTGTATAGTTATCAGCCAATCTAATTGGAGTAGTTATACCTTCGCCAGTGATAGTAAGTAATACAGCTAAAGTATCATCACCTTCAGGGCTAAACATAGCCTTTAATGCTGCTGGTGAAAATGAACTTAATCTACTCATGGCATTTGCTCTAATGAAAGTGAAATTCTATATAGGTCAGGCGCAAAATAGGAAATACCAAAATATTTACCATCACTAGACGGAACTATCCGTACTTCAATAGTAGTCTGAGTTCTTGGATGTGTAAAGTCAAATCTAGCCGTTCCTCTTAGCGTAGTAGTAATAAATGTTTCTAATGTGGCAATTTGTGCATTGTCCATTATAAAATCTACATTCATTGTCCTAGGTTTTTCACCTCTATAACGCATTTTAGCTGGCCCAGCATCCATTGGGCTTACTAGAACAAGAGCGCCTGACACCTCAGAATAACTCTGAGAATCAGCACTTGTCGGCAGTGTTGGAGGCCAGGTATATGTTGCCATGATTATCTTCCTACTAATGTTGGTCTTGCATTAAATGTACTGCGAATAGCAGAGTTAGCGCCAGAGCCATTACGTCTGATTTCGCCAGCAACCATATCACCAATAGTAACCTCAATTTTACGGTTGCCACGGCTATCTATTGTTTCATTGGCAGAGGCTTGTGATGAGCTGTTGTTATTGATTACAACTGACACGTTAGAACCCATTTTGTTGAACGGAACAATGCTACCTGTGGCCTGTGGAACAAACATCTCCGCACCACGCTCTCCAACTAAATAACTATGTTTTGGATTAACAGGGCCACCTGCGGCATCAGCACCACCGTAGTTTAAGTATGGATTTTGGTCAATACTGTAAGCTCCAGCATTTGCACTAACTCCGCCATTTCCACCAAGCATATTAGTAAAGAAGTCACCAATACCTCCACTGCCACCTAACGCATTACTTATAGAATTAAACAATGGCTCAGTGATGCTTTTTTGAATACTTAATCGCAACAAGTCTTTAAGAATTGAACTAACCATATCTGAGAAACTTGTTTTAGTGTTAGTAAAGAAGTCAGTCATGGCCTGTGCAGAGTTTCTAGCAAAGCCATCATAGATACGCTCAAGCTCTTTGACCATTGAGGCTTCTTCTTTTAGAGCATCTTTACTTTCTTTATCGGCTTCTTTCTTATCTCTATCTAACTGTTCTTTTTTAGCAGTAAGGTCAACCAACTGCATACGAGCAGCAATCTCAGCATTTAAAGCATCAACATTTTCGCCTCTTGCTTCCATCAAGATTTTACGTTCTGTTAGGCGTGACAAGTTAGTCGCTTCAATGGCGGCTTCTGTTTTGCCGTAAGTATCAATCTCAATAACAAGTTTTGCTATTTTGTCATCAATACCTTTTTGAGTTTCAATCTGAACCTTGTTTACTTCATCCATTTTTTCTTTTAATAAGTCTTGGATGTTGGCAGAACGCTCTACCAATAAATCTTCAGCTCTTAACTCATCTTGCAATTCTTTTAATGTTTTAGCCTGGTCTTTCTTGGCTTTAGTGGCCTCTTTTATAGCGCCAGTGGCTTTGTCGTATTTTTCTTTTAGTATCTCTAACTTCGCAATAACTTCAGAATCAGGTAATCCAGCTTTTTTACCTTCAACCATTATGGTTGTCATATCTCGGCTATATGCAAGAGCCAACTCTTTTTGAGTAACAAGTTTTTCGCTTAATTTTGTATATTCTTCTGATACTTTAACTATGCCACCTTTTTCAATATCAGCAGCCTGAGCAATAGAGAATTTTAAATCGGCTATTCTTTTTTGACTAATAATTGCTTTTTGATTTAATTCTTCTAACTCTGCTTTGTTACTTGTAACACCGCCAAAGAATGTAGAAGAATAACCAGCTTTTTTTACTTGTTCTATTTTTTTGTTTAAAGTATCAAGTTGCTTTATTTCATCAATTAATTTGCTTTTAGATGAAGATTGTTTGTCATCAATAGCAATACCTTGTGCTTTTAATTTATTTTGACGCTCATACTCATCATTTATTTCTTTCATTATTGGAGTAAGGCCACGAGCTTTATCAATCCATTGAAGAATAGTATCGCCAAACAATAGGAACCCTGTGATTGCAATACCAATTGGGCCTCCTAAAGCTGCTACAGCAATTTTAAATCCTGTTAGAGCTTTTGCTGCCAATGTTGAGCTTGCTGCGACAGCATTGTTTAAAACAACCTGTTCACGCATAGCAACTGAGTTTGCTGCCGCCCAAGCGGTTGTTGCCCTAGCGTTATTAGCCAATGCCGCAGTTGAGGCTGCTTCAGCTAATGCTTTTTCTTTTAATAATAAATTTTCTTTAACAATTTCAATTTGACGAATTTGACTAGCGCGAATAGAAGCATTGATACCTATAACAAATTTACCTAATTGCGCTCCAACAGCCACCAATGCAGCATTAGCAAGTAAACTTAAGTTATCTGCTAATAATATTATTGTCTGACTAATTTTTTTGGAGATGCCATCAGCCTTATCTGCCTCACCAATAAACAATGTAAAGTTATTTTTAAGAACGGTAATTGCACTAGAGATAGTGCCAACAGATTTAACTTGCTCTTGCAATCCAGCAAGGTAAGCAGGGTCAGTCAATGCTTTAGCCAATACTTCAGCAGTCAACTCACCTTGGGTTGACATGTTTTTCAGTTCACCGTAAGTAACATTCAATGACTTGGCTAACTGCCTCATTATCATTGGTGCGCCTTCTGATACGGCTAAGAACTCTTGGCCGTTTATTTTGCCAGAGCCAAATGATTGAGAAAGTTGCAACATAACAGAGTTGGTTTCTTGAACCGTTGCATTTGAAACACGTAAACTCAATGCAACAGATTCAGTAATCATCCCAATTTCTTTTTGAGATGTACCAAAGTCGCGCAGGTTATTTGTTAGACGTGCGTAGAGAATACCAATAGAGCCAATGTCAGACTGAGATTCACGAGCTATTCTAACGACATCACGATAGGCTATATTGTATTTATCAAGGTTTTTTGTAGCTAATTGAAGTTGAGCATCAAACTTTTTATACTCATCGGCTGTTTTTAATATGGTAGCCACTCCGAAAGCACCAGCAAGTCCGCTAAATGCGTTTTTAGCCATTGTAACGGACTTGTCGATGTTCCGCATCGCGGTATCAACGCTTTTATTTGCCTTATTCATGTCTGCTTGCAGACGCGCTATATCAGCAAATAATTTAATCTCAATTGAACCAGCAGAAAGAGCCATAATGAACCTCTAGCGTAAAATACCTTTAATATGTTGAGCCAACTTAGATTGGTCTTGCTCAACCACTTTGCCTGGGGGTGGGCAATCTATCTTGCTAGATAAATGCACTTGTTCAACATATACCGCAGAGGCTTTCCTTATTATACTTAATTCCCAAGGCTTTAGGGTAAATCCATTTTGCTCTTGCCACGATGCTAACTCTTGCCAACTAAATGGTGCTTGCCCCATCCCTGTGTTTATACAAGCACCAGCACTCATTAAGTAGTCAAATAAATACCTGCAAGTTAAGTCTGGCCATAATATTTCTGCTCCAGATTCTTCGTACTGCTCTATTCTACTTATTTCCTGCTTATCAGGTATCGTGTATAACCATACATAATACCTAACAAATGTTAATATTTCGTTGGCAAGCTCGGCATAAAATTTTCAGTTTCATTCAGGAACTTTTCTACCTGCTCAGTTATGTAGTTAAGTTTTGGGTTGCTGTACAACGCAAATGCACCGCCATCAATAGGGAAATTATCAATTGATGCTGTAACTGCTGCATAAAACTCAGCTTGTAACTGACGTGTTTCTTCTGCTGCATTTTTAGATGCTTTACCACGCAACATAGCAATAGAGCGTGTTTGAACTGCATTATCTAATTTGTATTTAGCATTAACAAATTCTTTAGAGCCTGGGCCGTAAACATTAATCAATACTTTCTTACCATTAAATAACAAGTCCTCACCTTTGGGGTTGAGAACCGTTAAACTTGCCGTATCTATTGTTTCAAACTGCGATAAATCAAAATCTTTAGACATAATACTCTCCGTAAAAAAAACTCCGTAAAAAGATGAGGCGCGTGACGGAGGAACACGGTTTGTCAGCTAATGCTCTAGCCTCAAAACTTATTAAGGTGCTAATACTTCAACAATGCCAACACCTGCTGAGTTTGTAGTAATAGACAAACTTACAGTTGCCATACGCATTGTGTCAACACCACCAGTTGCTTTTTTCAATGACAATGTTTTAGCTTGGAAGTAATCAACATCCGCGTCTGGATAAGCTACTTTAAAGCTGAAATTGCTATCTGAAAGTAAAGCTGTTTTTAAAACAATCATACCTGCATCATCAGAATTATAGCCAATTGATAAGGTTTTAGTACCCTCATTGAATGAGGCTTTATATTTATCTGTGCCACGAGTGTTGATTGGATTGAAAGTAACTTCTGCATATTCACGACCATGTTCACCACCATCATCAATATTACCAATTACTGTCCATGTTAAAGCAGCGTAGCCAGTTCCATCAAATGTTGCTGGGGCGGCTGCACTGATACTAACTACGGTTCCTGCTACGGTTCCAAGTGCCATAATAATACTCCTTAAAAATTAAATTAATTGCTATGAACAATACGGAAATCAATGGTGGAGTAAAATATACCTACTTCATCATCTCTAAAATCCGCATTAACCACGTCTTTTATTACACTATCAGTTTTGACCCCATTAAACGTGCCTTGCTTATGGTTACAAGCTGCTACTACTAATGCAGCGATTTCCTTAACCTGAAGATAAGTTTTCGCTGCAATAGTAACTTGAACTCTGCTTCTATATATTTCAGAAGTTAAACCGATAGCAGTTTGTTCTGTGCTAGATACTAACATATATGCTATAGCTGGCAAAGTTGTTCCTAGTGGTATTAAACTAGGAAAAATTCTTACTTTAGGTACTTGCACTAATAATGGCGCGTTTGTAGAAAGTAAATTATATATGACTTTTTCTGCTGACATCAATCACTTCCTTCAGGTGCTACTGTGTTAATACCTTCTTGAGTTAATCTTTCACGAATTTTATTTGTTACTGCAATAACGGCATCTCCACCTTTTGTATCTAAAGCTGGGCGCATATATGGTTTTGCTACTGCGCCTGGGTGTGATACTTGTGGTGTTTGTATAGATTTACCATCTTTAGCCATAAATCTTAACATTCCACCATTTCTGCCTTTAATAATATGGGCAGCCGTTCCAAACTCAACAAAGCGGTAGTACCAAGCCTTTTTATCTCCAGCCTTGGCATAAGCCTCAACTCTGCCTTTTTTCGCGTTACTGCCTGTTCTTATGCTTCGTTTTAAGTCACCATCTTTAACGGCAACATTTTTCTTAGCTTCATTTGCAATAACTCTTGCGCCAGCCCTTAAAGCAGCTCGCATAATATTCTTTTCAATCTTTAATGGTAATGATTGAAGAAATTGGCCTAATTCCTTACCGCCACGAATATTAATTGTATCATCCATTTTCAGAGTAATCCTCAGCAGTAAATTCCATTGCTTCTCTGCGACCAATCTCAGCAGGTTTACTTACAATCTGCAAAATCCTGTCATCTCTATCAAGCATTACTATCCGCATCATTGCGGTAATACCATCATCGTACCTTACTAAAACTTTACACGGTCTTTTCAATAATCTCAAATCGCTGTTAGTTGATTCTTGCATACGAGAGGTAATATCCAATACTTGCGCCCAACATTCTTTATATGTTGTCCAAGCAATAACTTCTGAACCGTAATTGGCATCTTGCGTTACCGATTTTTGTTCAATTCGTATGCGTCTATCTAGTTTACCAATTTGCATTATACGCCCAATGCTAATCTATATGGTTGCAATAAATTATACACGCCCAAAGGCAATGAGTTGAAAGTAGCCCTTGAACTACTTTGCAAGTCCTCTTGGCGATTCTCATACAAGCTACCAATCAACAACAACATTGCAGATTTTATTGGTGATGGAATAGTAACAGATGTGTTACCAACAACCATTCTTACCTTAATATTGTTTGTTACTTCTGAAGTAGATGGCCATTTTGAATTTAATGTCAAAGCCAATTTGTTTGGCTTAGAGTAGTCATCTAACAAATATGTTGTATTGCTTAATGTTTGAGTAGCATTAGCAGTATCACTGTATGTGACTGAAGTAATGCTATTTGTAGGAACTAATGGCAACTCTATCTCATCAGGAAAAATATCCATAGCCATTTCAATAGTTTGAACAGCAAAGGCCATACTTGTGTACTGCTCACACCATTCTCTAGCAGACGTTATCATCATGGTTATCTGAGCGTCATCAGGGTGGGCCAATGGACTACCAAATGCTTCAATACGCAAGTGGCTTCTAGCCTCTGCCAATGTGATAGGCTCTGTTGTCGCTGCTGTGATAATTTTATAGGCCATGTTAATCTCGTTTACTCATTGTTATGCAACATTATATACAATTAAGGTCTTTCTTCCCATCTTGCTCTAAATATACCTGTAGCAGTAGCACCATCAATATTAATTAAATGAATGTAATATGTTCCAGCAGAAAATCCTTGAGGTTGCTCCTCTGAGGCGCTACTATCAACTGCCTTGTTTGGATTTGCGCCACTAAACAAATGTATTAAATCTACAGTAGTGCCACCAGTATGGGTTCCACCTGTTGTCATTGTAATCTGTGGCGTATAAGTTGATGAAGAACTCATTGTATTCGTTTTAAAGATAGGAAGCGATGTTGCAAATGTGCCACCTTCAGTTCCACCGTATCGAAGTTCAATTCTCATCTCAGCTAAATGCAACTCACCGCCAAAATTTTGAATAATCGTATTAATTGGGGCCACAACCTTAATTACTCGTGTTTGACCTGTTGGTACTGAGAACTCATAGAATGTTCTAGCCTCACGGCCAGCAAAGAATCCTGTTTGCCCAACATCTACTCGCATACGAGCGTATGTACCATTTCCATCCGTCATAAGAACTTTAGGAGGATAAGCCTCTACTCTTTCAGCATGAGTACCATCACCCATGTCTGTAAGTAGTTTTAAAAGCCCTTGCCAAAATGGAAATTTTACATTCATAATTATTTAGCTTTTGTTTCTTTTTTTACTTCTTCAACTTTAGGTTCAGCCACTTTAGTAGCATAAACTTCTACAGCTTTTTTCTCTAAGTACATATCAACTTGGTCTTTTGGCAAATCAATTTGCTGACCAATTTTTACTTTACCTAGACGGTCATGGTAAATTACTTTAAGTGTCTTAACTAACATAATATCCCCTAAAAGATAAAAGGGGAGGCGGATTTCTCCAGCTCCCCTTAATTTAACTACTAAGCAGCAGTGAAGTTACCGTACAAGATACCAGCAGGTGCATCTACGCCTAAGCCTAAACGCTCCTCAGCACGAATTGTCACTAAGTTTTTAGTAAAGTCATCGTTAATGTAACCCATTTCAACTGTAGAACCTTGGCGGTCATAAACAATAGCAGAGCCATTTAATTGACCAATCAAGAATTTACCAGCAGCCATGTTGTTTGACATCACGATTTGAACACCAAATGGATTCAAGCCAGCAGACATGCCAGGCATACCATATAGATACTCACCTTTACCGCCTGTGTATGTTTCACGAGTACGCTCCATTGCACCCCAATCAGCAGGGTTTACAATAACTGTGTCTGGTGCGCGACCAATAGCCCACAATTGATATTTAGCGCGATTGATAGCATCAGTTAGCAAGTCACCAGATACAGCAGTGTAAGCAGTAAAGTTACCTGTGTCTGTTAAACCGCCTAAGTTAGGAGATGTACCGTCACCGTTCAATAATTGGCTGTCCACTTTTTGAGCTAGGCCATCACGTAAACGTGTGTTGATGTAAGCAGCAACAGCAGGAGCATCCGCCAATAATTGGTTAGATACTTTAATCCAGTGAGCTACTGTTTCAATTGCTACATTGTATTGTTCAAATGTTGCATCTGATTCAGCTTTAGAACCAGCTTGAGCTACAGGAGCAGCATCGTTAGTCCATGAGGCTTCACGTAGGCTGTTTACCATGTTGCTAGTAACACCAATTGAAGGCAATACTTGGCGAATAGTAACAGGAGCAAAGTTACCAGCAATGATGCCTGGGCGATTTGTTGGGAATGAAGTTGTAGAACCAGAAGTTACAGTGTTTTTCACTTCCATGCGGATGATAGCGTTGCGGCTATTGGCGCTTAGGAATGATTTGAACTGTTCTGATTTAACAAATTCTTCACCAGCAGTAACGATAACTGATTCTTCTTTGGCTTTTACGCCATCAGCTAATTTTTGACCTAATGCTGAAATTTCTGCATTGATTTTAGAGTAATCTTCAGCAAGTTGTTTAACTTCTGATTTAACTTCATTATCAACTTTAGATTTTTCATCTAATTGGCCGTGGTATTGAGCCATTGATTTCTCAAGGGCAACTTGTTTTTCAGAAAGGGTTTTTAAACCGCTTTCCAACATTGATTTGATTTCTTCAGACATGATAGTATCCTTTATTTGTTAGGCGTAATGCCAAATTTAAGTAATAAACTTGCAATATCTTGTTTTTGTTTTTCCGCCTCAGCTTCACGCTGATTTAGGGAGTTGATTTTACTAACAAGATGCTTCGCATCAACCCTTGAGAAGCCGCCAACATCGCGCAGTAAGCCCTCGATTTCTTTTAGTGAATTAGCCGCTTCTAATGCTGACTTAACTTCTGAAACACGAGCTGCTAAGTCGGCAGGTTCTTCAACTACACTAATTTCTACTAAATCAATTTCTTTAAGTAAGCGTCTGTCGTTGTCCATTTGATTAAACGCTTTTACGCGATAACCAATAGACAAACCATCAATTGCACCGTGTTTCAATGATGCAAATACGTCTGCCGCCTTAGTATGCCCAGGCGTTAATTCGCCTTCTACATATAGGCCCTTCTCATCCTCACGTATGCTAGTCCACTTGCCGATAATATCGCCATAGTGATTCCAACGCATGCGAACTGGTCGGTCACGCCCTTCTAAAGTGTTCTTATAAGCGCCTGGTTCAATAGTATCGCCATAAGAATCTACACCGTTAAACATAGAAGCATATCCGCTAAAGGCAAAAGCATTGCCTACGAATTTTAGCTCCGTATTAGATAGTGATATTTGCTTGGTTTCCATTTGTAGCCCCCAATGGGTTAGTTTCAATGTCCGTTAATTTCATATTTGCACCCTGCATGTATAAGCTATCTCCACCTTCTTCATCAGGCATACCTTCTAACCTTCTTGCCTCATTAGGTGTCATAAAGCCACCGTAGATACCAACACGATACGAATCAAACCTTGTTTTTAAATCTGAACGAGTAAGTGCGTTAAAGTCAAATTCTACCTCATGGCGTTGCGCGTCATTAGGATTCATCAAGTTAATTAATATAGATGCTTCAATTTTCTCCATTAATGGTCTTAATGTCAACTTATAGAAGCCTGATACTATCTGCTCAATACCTGAACCCCATACTGTAGAGCTTGATGTATCGTTAATCATAACTGAAGGCACACCATACCAACGGCATACCTCACTAATTTGAAATTGGCGAGAAGCCAATAACTCAATGTCTTGCGGAGAAAGGCTAATTGCATCAAACTTCATGCCGCCCTCAAGAACCATCAAGCGTTCCTCTGCCCCTGCTGCCAAGTTATAAAACTTGTTACGAACCAAATCACGTTGCTCAGGCGTTAAGAATTTGTCCATTGACAATACGCCTGACGGTTTAGCACCGTTTTTATAAATGTTTGTAACGGCAGATTCGGCTGCTTGGGCAATTCCTAGTGTATTTCGTTGATATGCTAGTGGACTAAGGCCAATAACACCGTTACCCATCAATTTCAAATGCCAAATGTTCTTTTCAGAGTAAACATTCATGCCAGAATTGGTTTCATACTCATAAACTAGTGAGCCATCCTCTAAAAGCGTGGTTGTCATATCTGTTGACATTAATGGTAACAAACCGACTATCCTATCGGTACCAATTCGTTGAATATAACAATAAGCGTTGCCAGAAGTGAGTAAATTGACTAAAAGTGTTTCAAAAAACTCAATTTTAGTCTGATAACGGTTGACTTTACCGTTAAAAAGTATAGATAGTGGGTGATTTGTGTCAACTTTACGACCAGTTGGGGTCATTTTATAGATGGTTAGAGGTAAACTAGATACTGTTTCTGAGATTAATTTAACGCAAGCCCACACTGAACTAAGTTGCATGGCACTGTCAAAGGTAACTGGCGAAGCTGACTGTTCAGCATAAGAGGTAGGGATGCCATACTGAACGCCCACAATGCGCCTAAGACCATCTTGCATCCAGCTACCAATTCTAGTAAAAAAGTTCATAGTGAAATGGCGTTCCTTAAATAATCATCAAAATCATCTTCTGCTTCTTGTGGCATCACACCAATTGCCTGAGCTAACGCTTGCATACCATCAATTCTTCCGTTAGACTTCTGTTTGGTAAATTTACGATTACCAGCAGGGTCATTTACAGTAATGGCGTTTGCTGCACACATTGTAAGCACAGGATGATTTCCATGCTTTAATTGTTTCTGTAGCAATTTAGATTCTAACTCACGGATTGCTGGTGACATAGAAATAAATCCCTGTCCAAATTCAACAAACCGTTCAAGTTCTTCTTCGCTAAACCCTGCCTTCTCAAGCCAAGGTCGCAAGAACTTCATGTTATATCGGTCAAATGCTAATTGTTTAATATTACATGTATTAAATATATCACGCAATTCATAAGCAATAAATTCGTATTCTATAGAACGACCAGGTGTTGTTAGTAAAAACCCATCTTTAGCCCATAAATCATACGGAACCCTGTCAGACCTTGATTTTTCAGCTAAACCCTCCTCTGGCAACCAAAACCTACAATGCACATCTCCATTATCGCTTACAAGTACGAGCGCAGTCAAATCATTTACAGAAGAAAGGTCTAAACCTGCATAAAATGACAATCCTTCCATTTCTGCTGGTAATTCACCGTTTTCTTGCCAAACTGTCCTATTTACGAACGGATTTGATGATTCCACGCGCTGATTCAAAATTAAGTTACGGTAAGAAGCCTCTGAACTCGGCATCCGCTTGGCATCAGACGCTTGTTTCATCACTTCTGTCTTATTCATCAGCTTGTAATGTGGGTTCGCCTTCTTAATCGTTTCTTCCGCAAATGGGTCATCTTCAAGCGGAGCCGTATAAAGAATAACTTTGATTGTAGGGTCTGCGCCAGTAAGAGCATCGTCAATAAGAATTGAAAGTAAATCACCGTCTGTCCTTGCTTGTGTACTAATTACAATGCTCAAGGGTTTGGCCTGAGCGCCAGCAGCCGTTTCCAAAGCCTCAAATAATTCTGACTTAGGCCCTTTAACCTGACCCAACTCATCGTGAATTATAAGTGACGGACTTAAACCGTACGCTGTAGAGGCATCCGCAGACAATGCTCTATACAATGTGCCAAGCTCAGTGCAGTAAAGCTGTTTAGCAGTATCACGTACGCCAACAAATTGTGACAGTGTTGGTGACAGTCTGACCATCTTAGCGCACAAGCTAAAAAGAATGGCGGCTTGGTCACGAGATTGCGCGGCTGAAAATATCTGACCATTGTGTACATACTCAGGCCCAACTAAGTGAAGCAACGTAATGGCAGCCGAGAAAGTAGTCTTACCATTCTTACGGCCCATGCTGTCAATAAACATCCTAGTCGGAGAGCCGTAAATCAACTCCATCCATTCTTTCTGCTCACCTGTCAGCAAAAAAGGCTGACCAACCATTCTACCATCAGGAATATATAGGTTGGATTCAATCCACTTTATATTCCTAAGCGTTCTTGCTGATAATTTAGCCATTGTTATTCGTTATCTACCATCTCAGCCATTTCCCATGGCTTTTTAGATTTTACATGTCGAGTAACCGCGTTAGTGGCGGTTTCAGGGTGAAGGGCTTGTCTTGTGATACGCATCCTAGTAGCCAATGAAGAAGCGGCTCGTGTTTCGCGCTCCGCCATGCCAAGCAATCGGTCATATCGTTTAAGGCCATCGTCATCAGCAAGCCAGCTTCGGTCAAAGTTGAGAATCTCATCGGCTAAGATACGACCTTGGACTATGTGCCGACAGTACATCTCAAGCAGTGGCGAATGGGTAGCCGTGAACGAAGTAGCTGGTTGGTCATTGACCACCTCAGTCCACACCGATATTTCAGCATCGGTGAGGTGAGCTGGAGCAGCCAACCTAGTGTTAGTGGTCAAAATCCGCGCTTGTGGCGAGATTATTGAGGCTTCTGATTTTCTTCCGCGTTTTATCATTTTTTAATAATACATCATTTTTACAAAAAAAGTACGAATTTATGAACAAGAGGG